GCTCGCCCATTCGCTCGGCTTCCCGTCGGGAACATTCTCGTCCCAGATCGTGACGCCGCCCGCCCTCATGTCCACGTCGCCCTCCAAATTGCTCGGCACAAGCAAGCGCGGATCGATCAGCTTTTCAGCCGCCGCGTGCATGTACATGGCCATGAAATTCAATTCCCTCGCGTCGCACAGCGCCGTGTACGCCGGGCCGAACCCGTAGGGCGAATCCGTCCCCCACTTGGCGAATCTCGGGACGAGCTGGCATTCCTCGTCGTATCCCCCAATCCGCATCGTCTTCTTGAAATCCATGGACAGGTACACGGAGCCGATCTGTTTATTGGCCCCGTCCTTCCTGCCCTTCAGCCGCTCCCAGTCCTTCCTCGGGAAGATGCAATGGAGGATATTGAACTTCTTTTGGCTCCCCTTCACGCCTCCCTTCGCCGCGGCCTCCATCTCCTCGGGGATCTCGCCCGGCTTTCTGAACTGCTGCTTAATCTGACGCCACGTCATCTCAAACTCGCGCTTCGTCGAATCCACGACGCCCCGGTAATTCTCCTCGATGACGTAGGTGGAAACGCGGTTATGCCTGAAATTGAACTCGCCGGGGGTTTCCTCGTCCTCCTCGAACAGCAGGAAGTCAGTCCCAAACACCCCCAGCCCCAGGCATCCCATTGCACGCGCAGAATAGAAGTTGCTGCGCCCAAAGGCGGCCATCACGTCGTCAGTCGCTTCCTCCCAGAACTTGGCCCCGTCTATGCCCACGTCGCCCAGGCTTTTCGGACTGGCGTATCCCGCCCATGGCTGCTGCTGCGGCGTCGTCCAGTTGTAATACCCTGACATGAACGTCTGCCCCGCCTGAATCGCCGTCGTGTCGAACACCTGCGCGGTCCAGTCGATGACGCTCTCATTGGTTTTCTCGACGGAGATATTGCTGTCTTGGGGCAGCATCAAATCGCTTATCGATTGCCAGTCATTGTCCATGCGCGCTTGGCGCTTCGACTTCTGGCTCTCGTACTGCGTCAGCAAGTCGAGCGCCAGCGGATCTGCTTTCGTTGCGGCCATGGCTCAGGCTTTGTACGAAGTCGGCGCTGGCCCCGGATTGCCGGGATAGCCTGCCATCCCCGGTTTAAATCCGCCCGTGTCCCCGCCCATCGGCGTGATCGTGCTGGCTATCGTCTTCTTCCTTAGGTTCGCCTGCGCGAACTGATTCTGGGCCGCGAGGACGGACGGGTCCGCAGCCGTGACCGGCGCGGTGGGCACCGGCACGGGCAACGACGCGATCGCGTTCGCCGGGTTCGGGTTCTTCTTCGAGTCGAAGATGCCCAGCGGGTCGTACCAGGTTGACTCGCTCGTGTTGAACGCAAAGGCGCTCCGGGGCCACAATTCGTAAATGCGGTTCATGCAGGGATAACGAGGTGGCGGCCCGTCAGAGTCCTTATCCTTGCACGCGGCCAAACACTCAAGCGTTTTTCGTTTCCCCGCCCCCGCTCGAATGCGATCCATGGGAGCGGGTACGGCTCACACTCCCACGCGCGGGCCATGTCGCCCGCCAGCATGGCAATGTACCAGCAGTCGGGGGGGGATTGGAAACGCCGGACCGGCCACGCGGCAAGGAACACGTCCTTGTCCGAATGCACGAAGCCAATCGACAGCACGAGCTCAATCCGCTCCTCGAAGGTCTTCGCGTGCGGCTCGCTCTCGTAGAGCGAACGCATGGTCTGAATCGGCGTCACCTGCGGATGACGTTCGGCTTCCTCTGCGCGCCGAATCCTATCGGGTAACTCTGCGGGCCTGGACCGCGCAGGACGCGCGGCTTGTCCTGGCCGCGGCGCGACTCGCGGGCGGTGAACGACGTGCCCTCGATCATGCCTTTACGGTGCGCTTCCGCAAGGGTCCGGAGCCCGTCCGCGCCGTGGCTGAATTCATTGTGAATCGGCTGCTCCTTTATCGTGTGGTTCTCCTCAACCTCCTCCTTGGCGTAGAACTCCAGACAGTCGAGGGCCGACGGGATCGAGCGCCCCTCAGTGCCCTGCTGCTTCGAGCAATTTGTCTTGTGGATGTAGAATCGCGGAAGAAGCGCCTTCAGCTCATTAATCCCGTCCCATCGGTAGTCGATGCGCGGCACGATCCGAATTCCCCTCATCCCGGCGTTCTCAAGGTCGTTCTTCCACGAGCTGCCGTGCGTCACGTTCTCGGCGTCGTGCGGCAGGTAATGGTTCACGATTGAGGCATTGTATTTCGCCTCCCACTGGCGCATGCGGTCGGCGTAGTGGCCCGGCCCCTCACCCTGCTCCGAGTTGAAGTCGAGGACGTTAATGTGCCTGCCCTCCAGCTGCAAGAGCCACTGCACGCAGTAATCCGAATCGCCCACATCCCACGATGTGATGAGTGGGAAATCCGGGTTGTGCGCGAAGTCCTGAATCTGGCCCTTCTTTCGAAGGTCCGCGATCAGGTCGCCGTAGATGCTCCCTGGAATCGCCGCATTGAACGAGCATTCAAACTCGCGGTCGTAGCTCGCCTGCCCCATGGCCTTCTTTGCCGATTCCAGCTCGCTCTGCGGCAGGATGCCGCTCGCTGAGGCCGGAAGCATCATGGTCCAGTATTCCGGGTCGCTGCACGCTTTGTCGTAGAGGCGGAAGAATGCGTTCCTCCCCTTCGGAGTGCCGATCCAAACGCACCAGCCCAGACGATCAGATAGAGCAGGCCGAAGTAGATCGGTCCACACCTCGGGGGCCATATCCGCAGGTTCATCGACCACAGCGCCGTCAAGATATATGCCGCGAAGAGCGTCGTAATTATCAGCGCCGTAAAGTGTGACGCGACCGTCTCGGGGAAGCTTAACGTGGAGTTCGCTTTCACTGATCTGCCTCCCGGGTATCGGCTGGGTGAAATGTTTCAGGTAGTCCCATGCGACGAGCTTCGCCTGCTGGCGATAGGGCGCCAAATAGGCGAATCGCGGCGAGGTTTTTTTGCACGCGAAGTTTCCCCGGATCAGATCGTTTATCCCCGCGACCGTTTTCCCCCCGCGCCGGTGTACGACCATGACGGCCCACCTGGCCGTGCGGTTGTGAAAGGCGACGAACGGGGCGCGGGGCGTGTAGTCGATCTCGACACGGGTCACGTCGGGCTATTTGGCCCGAGACCGCCCTTCCACGCAATTTCAATATTCCCGGTGACGCTGAGCTCCTGAGCCTGCGGGGCCTTCCCGTAGCCGCGCTCAAGAAGGATGTCGCACGCTTTCACCGCTATTCCCTCGTCTTCAGATTCCATCAGTTCAGCGAGGCGGGCGATTGCCCTTTCACAGTGTGATTGCGCCAATTCCTTTATCGCCGCCGACTTCTTTGAGCCCCCCTTCGGGTTGCCCGACTGTCCCTTCACGAAGGGCATTGCAAATTCCTTGCCCTTAATGGGCTATCGCTTGCCGCCCCTGAGCGCGTCGTCAAGCAGCGTGTCGCCGGTGGCAGGGTCAACGTTGATTGTTCTCATGCCGCTGGTGTGGCTGGCTTAACGACCTTCGTCAAGCGGTTTATGCGGGCGAGGCGGCCCTTTGCCCATTTGCTGTTCTTGAAGACTTGCATCGCCGCTCGGTGCTGGCGCGGCATGTTGGCGATCTGGGCTCGCAGCTTCGGGAGCGGCTGCTTGCCCATTGCCGGGTTGCGGCGCTCGGGTTGGCCCGGCTCGCGGCGGGTGGTGACGAGGGCGGACGTGCTCATTCGAAGAACTTGCCGAGACGGTAGCAAATGGCAATTACGCCGATCACCATGCCTACCCCGAAGGCTACGATCACAATCTGCCAAGTTGGGTGCATGGGGAGGGTTTGGGAACCTTTTTACAAATCGTGTCAAGAAAAAACCCCGCTTCAGGGCGGGATGCGCAACACTGAAGCGGGGCATGCCGGAGCATGTTCGCGTGGAATAGGGAATGCCTATGCCTTCGGCCTGCGTCAATGGGAAAGGGGTGTTGACAGTAGCGTTACGGTTGTCACGGTGTGACGTATGGCGTTCGTGAAGCTGGATGCGGCCATTCTCCGCTCAACGATTTGGTATAAACGGCCCGACTTGGAGCTTTTCCTTGCGGCCCTGCTAATGGCCGAGCCGAGGGAATACCTTGCGCCGGTGAATACACTGGAGGTCGATTCCCTCAAAGACGCTGGTTTCGTCGTGCCTCCAGGTTGGTATGGTTTTGTTCCTGCATCTGGTCCCGGATTGATAGCACAAGCGGTTGTTGAGGAGGCAACGGGCATAAACGCGCTCAAGTCCTTGGGATCTCCCGAGAAGGAGAGCAGGAGCCAAGCGTTTGAAGGGCGCAGGATGGTCCGAATAGACGGAGGGTATTTGGTGCTCAATTACATGAAGTTTCGCGACATGGACCATACCGCTGCCGAACGTCAACGGAGGCTACGTGCACGCAAGGCATCCCTTGCTGTCACGCGTGACACCGTGACGGTTACGCGTGACGTCACGCATAGCAGAGAGCAGATGCAGAGAGCAGATGCAGACATACCGGAGGGCCTGCGGCCGGCATGGGCTGAATGGAACGAATACCGAAAGCAGGCCAAGCTGCGGGCCTACACGCCGATTGGCGCCAAAAAGCAGGTAAAGGTGCTGGTCGCCCTCGGCGTCACGCGGGCGGTCGCGGCGATCGAGTATTCGATTCGGCAAAACTTTCAGGGAATCTACGAGGAAAGGGAGAACCAAAATGGAAACAACAAAAGCGATGGCAGACCTAATTCACGGCGCCTTGAGTGCGCCCCAGACTACAGCGGAATCAAAAACCACGGGCTGGGAACCTGACCTCGACTGCTACGAGCCCTCGCTTCAGGCCGCAAAGGTGGCTTGCGCGGCTTTTGTGGCCGACATGGAGCGCGGGGCCGCGCCGTACTGGCTGACCCTTCAGGGGCGCTTTGGATGCGGCAAGACGTACCTCATGGACCAGGTGTTCAGGCAGGCGAAGCGGATCAATCCCGGCAACCCGGCGAACAACCCGATCTGGCCGCCCGACTGGAAGGTGCGCAGGGTCGAGCACACGAACATTTACGATGGGCGCAGGCCGTATGCGCTTCGCTACGACGAGGGCGGTTTGGCGAGCCGGATGCGAAACGGAGACTACACGCTGCCGCGCAGTCTGGGTGACGACTGGTTTGTGGCGATGGATGAGCTGGGGGTGACGCGGGACCCGACGAATTTCGTCGCCGACGCCATGACGACCTTTTGCGACATTCGCCTTTGCCGGTGGACCATGATTGCAACTAACCTCACGCTTCAGGAGATCGCCGAGCGCATGGACGCTCGGATAGCATCCCGAATCCTGCGCCATGAGAACAAGTTGGTTTCGATAGCTGCTGGCGACTACGCGCTTAGGGCCTAGCCTCCGTC